ATGGATCATTTGAAGCCTTCTCTTCAGTAACAATAGTCAACCCAGATGGTTGATTATCTAGATTGAACACTTGACCACAACTATCAACATCTACAGTCTGATCTTTTTGAACTTGCGTAGATGAATTGTTACTAAACCTTTCTACTACTGCTGCATTTGTTGTGTCTTCTCCTCCGACGGGTTTGTCTAAAGTTGTTGATGGTGCTGTTTCCGGTGTTTTGTCAACAGCATCCTGCTCGGTACCACCATCGTAAGTTGTTAAAGTTCCTGTTGTTAATTTCTTGTACCAATCAGTTTCCATCATTTGTGGTTTCATTAGTGGAAAATCCTGTCCTTGTAAACGTAAGCTGGTTCTAATTTTGCCTAAACTACCAGAAATTTTGTAAACTTTATACACTAAAAAGCCTAAAATTAAACTACTAAAAGAATTCGCTAAAGCATCAGCTGCCTTAGCTACTACACTTTGAACATCACTACTATTAATTTCTTTAGATTCAGAGATAAGACCGGTGATTAAACCAGTAACTAATATTTTAAATATTTCAGTAAGCATTTTAAAATAAGAAAAAGCAAATAATAAAAGCAAATAATTGACCAATTATTACATTGGTAAGCGAAGCAATAAAATAATAAAAACAAGATTACCATAGCATTGACGTGGCAGAACGAAAGCGCGCAGTTCCACCAAACAAGGAAAAATTATTTTCATTCCAATTTAAATCATAATAAGCATAATCATTAAGCAAGATAGTAGTTTTATCTTTGACCAAATCTTTAATCTGATCAAAGAATTCTTTACCATGAAAATAAGCAAAGCGTAAAGCAACATCGATATTAATTTGTAGTTGGTCTGATGGTGTTACATGCATACTCTTTCTAACAAAACATAACATGGATCCAATTGAACTTTTTGCTAATAATGGTTTTATTAGCCCTCTTTCATTTTGATCAAATCCTCGTTTGAGGAACGTAACATCTTTTATATTTGACAAAGGATCCATTGTTCCATCTTTCTTACTTGATGTTATTACCATACTACATTTTAACAAAAACCACTGAGCAAGCGTGCATCTATTAAAAAAAGGAAGTAACATAGCGCGATGCAGCATTAAATTATCATCACCATAAAAAGCTTTTCTAACCATACGATGA